CGTTCCTGAGGCTTACAACGTAAAGCCTGAGTTAGTTCTTAACGATACCTATTTCATTTATCCGTTGGAAAAGTTCCTGAAGCTGCCCGATGATGTCTTCGGCGCTTAAGCTAGAGTTACCGACAGGTTGAGCCGGTTCTAGCCCAGAGGTAACTTCATCCTTGGCTGCAATATAATGGGTGTTAGCAGTGGTTCCTTTACGTCCGATTCTCAGTCTGCTAAGCAGTTTTCCATCCTCGCTTACGAAATTAGTACCGCTTCCAAGAACTCTAATGTCGGCTTCTCCCGACAATATCTTTAGTATGGAAGGAGCGACTGCGTCAGTTTCCATTCCTATCATGGAGTTTCCGTCAGGGTTAGTAAGAGCGAACATTTGTCTTTCGGTTGACATCCCACAAACAGCAGCATCCAGCACACAGTTATACCTAAACCCGGGTTCATTGGAATGTTTAGCTGCGTACATCTGAGTCATTTGAGTTACGATTTCAGCGCGACGACGTAGTTTTACTTTAGGGTCCTCAGTTTTTTTGTACTCTTTTAATTTATCATAAAAAGCCCTTTGTTTCTTCAAATCATTAAAAGGTACTTTAGCCGTCTGAGCCGTAGCCCAATCTTGTAACGCGCCCATGGAGATATTTTCTAATGCTCCCATCATCCTATCCACTTCACGGGAGCTTCGGTCTCTAAACTCATCGGCTTGTTCCACCCAATCGTCCGGGAGGTCCACGTTATTGTTTCTGGCGATTTCGCTTAAAGTAGTCGCGTGGCTTTGACGGGCTATAGTTACAGCCTCTCTGTTCTTAGACCCTCTAAGAGCAAGGAAACTTCTTTTTCCAAACTCGATGGTTTTTCCTCCAAAACCATTTTTCACGCTAATCCTGACAACGTTACCGAAGCTTTCAGATTGGGCGGCGCGGTCTCCTTTCACATCGAACTTTTTGTTTACTACTTTGTCTAAAGTGCTACCACCAGCGCAAGCCACTTCAACATCTGCATTTAAAACAGTGCCATCATCCTGAATACCGGCACCTTCCGTGCCTACCTTTCTAAACTCACAGTCTGGCGGGAACTGCTCTACAATAGGTTTCCACCCACTTATTTGCTTTGATAGAAGCCATGCTAAGGCTCTTTTCTCGTCCGGCGTTTCTCCTAACTCGGCGGTTGCTTCCTCCAATAGCTCGTTAGCCCCGCCTTCGGCAAAGTTAATTACCTCCAAATCTTCTAAACTTCCTCCTGCTCGTGCTTCAGCAACTTGCAGAAATAGTTTGAGGTCCAACTTATCTCCGACGCCCGCGACAATATCCTCCATAACTTTTTTAACAGCCTTTTTATCTTTTTTAACAAAGATAGCGTTGGCAAGGTTGGAGGAGTACTCATTCATATCTCCGGCAATGGCTCGGTATGTATCCTCGGAAGCTCTGTCTGCGGAACGTCCTTTAGGGATTAAAGGCTTGCCATCGACCTCAACCTCGGTTAACCTACACAAATCTTTAGCTACAAGACTGTTCTTGCTTCCTATCTGCATACCAAAAGCTTGACCGGCATCGGTATCCATAGTTGCTCCTAGGTCTGCGATTTCTCCTCCGCACTTACCTCCCCCTTGTACGTGTACAGTTCCTCTGCTTCTACATCTAAAGCACCTGAGAAAATCGACGTCCTCCGGAGATAATTTGTCTGGGGTGGTTATTTTATTTTTTAGTTTGTACGCCAGACCCATGGCTTTCATAGTTGTCTGGGATAACTTTTGCGCGGCTGCTTCGGTCTCTTCCAAGGATAGATTTTCTTTTCCTTGCAAAGCTAGAGACGCTTTTCTCATTTTCGTAACTTGTCCGAGTCCTCTAGCTTGGTCATTAAATGTTTGCACCCATTTCGTTACGTCTGTTCCAGCATACCCCATTTCTTCTAATACCTTGAGGTCTTTTTGGGTCGCATCCTCGGACAACTGTTTTAAGAACTCTGGTTGCTCGGCGGCTGGAGCAGCTGGGTCCATTGCAGGAGTTTGTGCTTGCTCCTTGTCCCTCATGTCAGGGTCTTCTGCGGCTATGTTACCTTTTTGTTGGTTATAATAATCTAGAGCAGCATTCCACTCAGGTTCAGTGAATTTAACCGCTTCGCTTTTAGAAGTACCTTTAGGGTTAAACGTTTTTCCGCGATACGCAATCATCTTCACCCCTTTTTGATTAGTGTACTCAAAAGAAGAATCGCCTTGAGCCTGGACCGCATTAGCATTAGCCTGTGCAGGGTCTGCCGCAGGAGTCCCTTTAACAACGGTAGGGGGAAGTTCGTTCGGAGCAAAAACAGCGAACATCTTGACTGCTTGTGCAGGGTCTTGCGTAAACTTACCCTCTACCAAAGTCCCTCCAGACTTTTGGTATGCAGCTAAAAACGAATCAAAATTTCCCATGGTATATTAAAGTAGGCTCCTCTAGTTATTTACCAGAGAAGCCTAGAAAAAATTTAATTTAATGCTATTATGCGACTACCGGAGAAAGAACAGCGTCGATATCAGAAGCTTCAGTAAACTGAACAGCGAAGTCGTAGCGCAGAGTCATTTCGATAGTATGGAAGTCGTTAGTAGAATAGTTGAACTCGCCTAGCTTCCAGCCTTTCGGATAGCAACCGTAAAGGTTCACGTGAGTAATTGGGTTACGGTGTGCATCTAGCTGCCAAATAGTAACAGTTCTCTTGAAGATGGGAGGTTCAGTTTGGTTAGGAGCGTCAGTAGGAACAGCGTTCGTAAGAGACGTAGCACCATTACCAATACCTGCGTAATGAACTCCATAAACTGGGTCATAAACGCTTCTCATCCAAGCGAACAGAGCGTCAGCAACATCACCTTTAATTAAGTTATCAAACGTAACAGTAATTTCATCAGGAGTTGGTTTACCAGGATAGTAGAACTTCTCATTTACACGATGAACTTCAATATCTTCAACAGTAAACCCTGGCTGCGTAACTTGTTTAGCTGCGAGAGTTAATCGAGACTGGTCGTTCAGCGCTGGGACATTTCCTAGCGCACCGCCAAATCGGGGGATGTGAATCTCCCATGCGTACGCACGGAAAGACTCCAGAGCGTGGGATAGTCGAGGAGAATCAGCAATTAATTCTGCTGCTCTCTCTACGTAAAATTTGCCGTCTGCCATAGTATGTTACCTCAATATTATATAGTCATTAGACCGAAGCCGACTGATTTGTAAGGTTGAGTTCAAATACCAAGACTTCAGCAGTCTTCGTAGGCTTAAGAATAATCTTACACCACAGTTCGTTACGGTCAACGCGAAGGGGAGTGTTAGTCGAAGCATCACACACAACTTTGAAAGCGGTGATACCTCTGCGCTGCTGAATATCAGCGAGTGCTGGTTGAAGAACCTCACGCACGGATTCCCAAGTAATTGGGTCGTTTGGTTCGAAAACAAATCTACGAGTAGACTGAAGAACCGTTCTGCGTAAGAAAATCATCAGACGACGAACATTGACTCGGTCAAGGGCGGTAGCCGCTCTTTGACCAGTTCTTTGTCCGTAGATTACGATACCGTCAGTGTTGAACTTAACAATCGGGTTAACGATGTTACCAGGACCGTAGAGAGCGTCTCTATCGCCTTGGTTAAGTTTAACTTCAACATCAACAGGTGCAGTCAAGCGACCTCTCGTCAAACCAGCTGGAGCAAACCACGGGTCAGCGACTTCATCAGTGAAGCACATCTGTCCGATAGCGTAGACCGCAGGGTCGTACCATCTATCGGCTCCCGTAAAGTTATCGAACTGCTTGACCCAAGGCCAGTACACAGCAGCGTAGCTACTGTTAATTGCAGCCGTGCGAGACGTGGCGTTACCGTTCGACCACTCGATAGCTTGTTGTGCGTTTCCGAATCCAACTGGAGGAGACACAACAGCCAAGAAGTTTTGAGTATTCTCAGCTAAAGTAATCAGAGCATTCTGTACGTTTTGGTTAGTTACACCAGGAATCGCAGCCATAGTGATTGGGCTGTCTTCGCTATCGAGAGCATAAAGACCTGTCTTGGCTCCAGTGTTACCAATTAAAGCATTCGTAACATTAGTGTCCGACATGTTGCCATTGTAGCTTCCTGCGTCACCATTTACACCGCCCTTTGAATCAAGGGTATCTTCTTGTAGAGTTACACAGCGCCAGTTCTTAGTCGTTTCAGTACCCCCAGCGTATCCCGGGGTCGCAGCTCCACCTTTCCAAGCGCCGGTGATGCTCATTTGAGAACCGAAAGCGGTTGGCACAGTCCAAGGGTTAACCCCTGACACAGTTGCGGAGAACGCAGTATCTCGCGGGTCTACCCCTGCGGTGAAAGTATCTTTATCAAACTGGTAGAAGTTACCTTTCACATAATCAGAGACAGAGTTGGTAAGTCCTTTGGTAAGTACATCTTCAGGGAACAGGCTCGTAGCTGAAACAGTGCTGTCGGGCTTGTACATCGCCATAGTGTAGCTTTCTTCAGTTCCTCCATCGGAATCAATAGCAAGCTCAAACCTACCTTCGTTGTTAGTTTGAGTAATCTTGTATTGCAAGCCTCTGTATTGAAGACCAGCAGTGTAGTTAACAGCTGAGTAGTTATAGCCTAGTCCTGGGTAGAGTGAGGCGATTTGGTAACCACCTTGAACACCAGAGCTAATAAACGTTGCACCACTTGGGGCGTTATCCCCTCTTACTAACAAACTAGAAAGGGCATTAGTATTAGCACCAGAAGTAGTCGTTAAGAAGTTATCTTCAGGACCTCCGATACCTTGAAGGAGGCAGAGGTTACCCGAAACCTCACCAATACCACTAGCGCCTGGAACACCTTTGTTGGCGTCCATCGCTGTATCAGCATTGATGAAAGTTAAATCATTAACATCGATAGGAGTTGCAGACAGGTAGTTTCCTGTGTAGGTTACGCCAGAAGCGAAGTAAGTGGTGACGCTAAAATCAGCAGCTTTAGTAATTCTACCACCAGCTTCTTTACCTACAATCATACCACTAGCGGCTCCATAACCACTAGGAACATATGATAGCTGTCCAACATTAGCATCAAACGCTTGACCGAAGCCCGCGACAAACGCAGTGTGCCAGTCATCGTTACCCCAATCAGCAGCTGGGGTGGTAGGATAAATTGAACCGCCTTCTACGCCCGAAACATACGGACGTTCACGATAAACGTATACCGAAGTTTCATCGCCAACTGGTGCTCCATCTCTGTCGTACGCACGACAATCGAAACGGTACACGTAGTCAGTGTTCATTCCACCAACGTTGACAGCAGCGTGTGGGTGGGTAGCTAACGCAGCAACATTATTTGAGTCTTTAGCGTCAGTCGTTGCTGCTCTTACATAATAAACTTGATTAGTCTTTTGTAGAATCTCCAATGCACCAAAGATACCTTGACCTCCAGTAACAAGGTCAGGAGTGCCGAACTGACGTAGTAGGTCAGCAGGAGAAGTAAGTAATGTAGGAGTATCGACTGGACCTCTAGAAGCGAAGCCAACGAGACCTACAATTGAAGGATTGACGGAAGGAGCGTAATCAGATACGTCCTTTTCAATCGTGTATACACCGGGGGAGACGAAGTTTGCCATTTTTTACCTTATAAGATTTGGAGAAGTTGTCTTCTGTGAAGTTCCAGACAGGTGTCCGTGAGAGATTTTTCGGGAACACTAATAGATTTCCCCGCAGTTAAGCAGATGTGCTGATAGGCATTTCCGGACTTAAGTATAATCTCTAAGTCTTGACCTGCGACGTTAATGATAGTTTTTTGCTTCATGAAGTCATCCTCTATGTTTATTTAGATGAGTCATGATGTGAAAACGGTATTATTTTACCATTTTTGAAGCCCTATACAGGTCCCGGATTGGCGGGTCCAGACAGGGGA